TTTTTTAAATCCATTCTTTTAATTCTTCACCCATAATTTCAGTTGCAATATTAATTTTTTTACGCAAAGCTTTTACAATCTTCTCATCAATCGTTTCTTCTGTCATGATGTCAATGTAAGTCATTGGTTTTTCTTGACCGATACGATCTATTCTAGCTTCTGACTGTTGTCTTTTTTCTAAATCATAACCATTTGAAAAATAAATCATTGTACTCGCAGCAGTCAATGTGATACCATAGCCGCCGGTTTGTGTAGTTCCTACAAAAAATCTACACTTGTCATCCTCTTGAAACTTCTTTATATTATTTTGCCTTTCTTCTTGAGGAGTTAGACCATAATAGTCTACAACAGATCCTTCACCATGTTTCTTTTTTATTTCTTTAATTATTCTTTGCACATCTTTTTGATAATGGGACCAGATCACAGCTTTACCTTCTACTTCATCTAAAATATCCATAAGTTCATCTACACGTCTTGATGGGATCTCTTGCACTGTACCATCATCAGCAGTAAAGTGACCGCAAGTAATTTGATGTAAACGCATTAACTGCACCATAACTGTAGACGTTGTAACTTCTTTGTCATCTAGTTGTGCGTATGCATACTTTTTCATTTCTTTGTATACCTTCTCTTGTGGTCCTGTCATGGTTACCATACGTTTCATATAAGTTTTAGATGGTAAATCTAAACAATCGTCTTTTAAAACTCTTTCTGAAAACGGTTGTATCTTAGCTGAAAGCTCACCTAAATTTCTGTATCCTACAACCACATTAACTGAACGTGCACCTAGGTTAATTGTTTTCATAGCTGCATATCTAGCTCTAAAAGTATAATAAGAACTATGATCCAGGAGCCAGGGATCAAGAAAGGCACACTGAGCATAGAGATCTAATGGCGAATTAGTAACAGGAGAACCAGTTAAGATTCTTCTATATTTAGCATACTCACGTAGCCCTACAATATTCCTAGTTCTTTTGGCTGTAGGAGTTTTGATTGTTGTAGATTCATCTATAGCCATCATTGCTTTATGTGATGACAAAAATCTACGAGCAAATTCTTTTCCAAAGTCGTAAGAGAACGCTTCAACGTTCATAATTAATACGTGAAAGTCTGTACCAGTTTCAAACAAAACATTTAATTTTTTTGTTTGCTCACCTGACTTGTCAGAGCTTTTCCACAATACCATTTTCTTTTCAATATGGTCTGGTAGGTGTTTAGGAATTTCAGACTCGTACCAGTTTTTATATACACCTTTAGGAGCTATTAATAATAGCCCATTTATATCGCCTTTATCGTAAAGCATAGCGCAATTATCTATTAATACTTTAGATTTACCTGTACCCATTTCCATGAAATAGGCAAAATTTTCTTGTTCCCAAGAACGTTCTAAAGCTTTGAGCTGATGCGCATAAGGCTTCGATTTAAATTTATAGTTTATCATTTACTTATCTTTCTAATAATGTATATATAGGATGAAAGAGATAAAGTCAATATGCAATTTAAAAATCATCCCAAAGAAACTAAATCAAAAGTCTATTTAATTCAGGAAATACCAGGTACTTCTAAAGGTGAACCTAAATATAATATTTTAGGGGCACAGAAATATGGCGATATCGTGACAATGCTACCAGAATTTTCGCAAATGATTCTATCTCCAGGTCCTTTAATTCACAAACTTAGAACTCTTCTAAAAGACTATCATTCACATGACTATCTTTTGTTATCAGGAGATCCTGCAATCATAGGTGTAGTATGTTCAATTGTGGCAGACACAACTAATGGTAGATACAAATTATTAAAGTGGGACCGTCAAGAAAAAACTTATTATCCAATAGAAATAAATATACATCACAAATAAGTTGACAACAAAAATTTTATCCTTATATTGTTTTTAATAAACTAAGATTAGATTAATAAAACAATAAGGAGTAAAAATGAAAGACATTAATCTCAGACAAGATGCACCCTCTCAGGTGTCACAAGTAAACCCACAAAAAATCTCGGAAGAGATTTCTAAACTACAAGCTGTTCAGCAAGAAATTCTTAACAAAGAAAATGAAATAAAAGAATTAAAAAATAATGAAAATTATATAAGCGGGGTTGTTATCCCTGACTTGATGGCAGAGTTAAATTTAAAATCTATGAAGCTAGCAGATGGATCAGAAATATCTGTTGGCAATAAATATTTCGCTTCAATTAAAGCTGATAAAAAAGAAGAAGCGTATGACTGGCTTCGTACTGCTGGCCTAGGCGATATTGTGAAAAATGAAATCACAGTTCGGTTTGGCAAAGCTGAAGATAACAAGGCAATGGCTTACGCTACCCTTGCAAAAGGACAAGGTTATGATCCGGAACAAAAAGTTTCAGTTCATGCCTCAACCCTTAGATTAACTTTGGAGGACTTTCATTCACGTGGTGGAAAAATTCCTCCGGAGTTATTCAACACGTTTGAAAAAAATCAAACGCAAATTAAAAACAAACCAAAACAATAGACTAACAAATCAATAGGAGGATATATGGATAGTCAAGTAGCAACAAAGACCAATGCAGGTGCATTGGCAACAATCAATCTCAGAGCAGACTCTGGTAAAGGTGCAGAGGAAATTAAGTCGGACGATGTTTCAACTCCGATCTTAAAAATCCTACATCAACTTTCTCCAGAATGTAATGAGAGAGACGCTAAACACGTAGCGGGTGCAAAACCAGGGATGATATACTCATCAGGTTTTGGATCTCTCATTGAGAGCAACAAGGGTCTAGATGTGGTGATAGCTCACGCACAGACTAGATATCCTGAATGGCAAGAGAGAGGCGATAGTGCTTCTGCTCCTGTTGGAACTCACATCGATATTCCAGCTGATGCTAAAGAAGAAAAGAATGGTAGATATAGATTACCTAATGGTAACTATGTTGAAAAGACTGCGTACTTCTATGTATTAGCAATGGTAGATGGTGAAGTTAAACCAGCAGTTATTCCAATGAGATCGTCAAATCTTTCTCCAGCTAGAGAACTAAATAATCTGATTAAGAATCTTAGATTCTCAGATGATAAAGGTTCTTTCAACCCTGCATCTTTTGCAGCAGTTTATAATTTAAAAACTGTTGGCAGAACTGCGGGCAGTAAAAGCTGGCATGTCTACAAACCATCAAGAGTAAGAAATCTTGATGTCAGTAATAAAGACGATGCATCTATTTATGAAGTTGCACAACAACTTCAAAAAACTGTATCGAAAGGTGCAGCTAAACCAAAATATGATGCGCCTAAAAATACTGGAGACATCGTATAATAGAGTTACCGTGGAGTAACACTTGCGAGAAGGGCGTGGAAGCGAGAGTGGAAACGCCCTTAATAAAGATATGGAAGAATTTAAAAAGTATTTTACAGGATTAACACGCGACTTTGGTTTTTGTAATGTAGAGAATGGTTACATAGATGAGAACTCAGGTAAATTAAAGATTGACCCAGGCGATTATGGCTGGGCTCACAGAGCAATATCAGACGAAGATTATCAAAAACATTTAGACGGCAAAGTATCAATAGGACTACAACCTTGTGATGATGAAGGCACCTGTTCATTTGGAGCTATAGATGTAGATCCAAAAGATTATTCTGACTACAACCTAGGCAAATTTTTAAAAGTCATAGATGATAAAAAATTACCTGTCATACCAATCAAATCTAAAAGCGGTGGACTGCATGTATATATTTTTACAAAAGAAAAAGTACCTGCAACATTAATAAGAGAAGTATTACAAAATTTATTATTCTTGTTTGGTCTATCATCTAAGACTGAGATATATCCTAAACAAACTAAACTAGGTAAGAATCAAAATGGAGAGAAGACTGTAGGTAGCTTTATAAATCTACCATACTTTAAGACAACCGAACGTAGAGCTCTTAAACCTGATGGTTCTCCAATTGAATACAAAGACTTCTTAGAAGTCGTCAAAGTTAATTTACAAACAAAAGACTCATTAAAAGAATTAATAAATAAAAAAGTAAATGATGAATTAAAAGGTGGACCTGACGATTTAAAAGACGGACCACCATGCTTACAGGTTATCTGTAAACAGGTCCAGGAATCAGGCACCAAATTAAAAGATGAAAGAGATAGATTTTTATTTAACTACATGGTCTTTTGTAAAAAGAAATATCCAGAGTCTTGGGACAAGAAAGTATTAGAAGCAGCTAGAGATTATATACAGTACGATGAAATATGGGGTGATGAGAAAGTAAAAGAAAAAATAAAATTTTGGAAAAAAGATACCGCAGGTCATACTTGTTATGACTTACCTATCTCTGCATATTGTGCAAAGGGTATATGTATTAAAAGAAAATTTGGTATAGGAAGTAACAGAGATACACACTGGCCACAACTTTCAAACTTAATTAAAATAACTTATAGACCTGAACCAGAATATTTTTTTGATGTAGAACTTGGAAACAACGATGTAGTACAGGTGCACGCAAAGAACATAAGTCGTATGGATGAAGTAAAACAAATGCGTAAGTTAGTTGCAGATAGCACAAGTATCTTTCCACCAATAATAAAACAGAACGAGTTTCAAAAAATTCTTGAAGGATTGTGGGCTACTAAAAAAGATATGCCACCACCTATAGGAACTAATCCTATAGAAATTTTAAAAGAAGCTCTGATAGAATATGTAAACGGACCAGAAGCAACCACTAACACTGCATTTGAAAGTGGATCAGTATTAATCGAAGATGACTATTATTATTTTATATTTCAAAAGTTTTATGAAGAACTTAAACGAGGTGACTGGACTCAAAAAAGAGATAGGACAGCTCACTTAATTCGCCAACACTTTAAGGGAGACTTTGACTGTAAGAAAAGATTTCCTAAGGGCGATAACAAAGAATCTTTTCCACAACTTAGAGTATTAAAACTACCAGTAGAAGGATTAGAAAGAGAAGAAACACCAGACGAAAAAGTAGAAATAGAAGACAAAAAGGAGATAGTATGACGCAAAAAGTACCAAGCATATGCATATCGTTACCTGCGTACGATCAAATGCATGTTTCAACCTGCTTATCTTTGTTAAAATTATTTGATAAGTTTACCAAAGCTAAAATAAAAACAACAATAAATACATTTAAATGTCCATACATTGGGTATGGCAGAAACGTATTAGCAGCATTATTTTTAAACTCAGGGTTTGATTATCAATTGTTTGTAGATGCAGATGTAGAGTTTGAACCTGAAGTTATAGGTAGAATGATAATATCAGAAAAAGATTTTATCTGCTGCCCATACAGAAAGAAAACACAAGACAACTCTGTTAAGTATTCGGTTAACTTTGAAGATCACCAGAATATAAATATAGATAGCAAAGGTGTATGTGAAATTAAAAGAGGACCGGCAGGTTTAACTTTAATACATAGAAAAGTTTATGAACAGTTAATGGCTAAACATCCTAATTTACAAATTAAAAACCATAGTTCTATACCTGAAGCTGCAGCTAAATATCTTTACAATTTTTGGGAGACAGAATTTAAGGATGGTGTTTGGATTGGTGAGGATGTAAAATTTTGTGATTTAGCGAGGGAAGCTGGATTTAAATTTCATGCCATAGTTGATGGAGAAACAGTTCATCATGGAACTATGGGTTACAAAGGAAAATTAGTAGACACATTCAAGCAAGCTAATGGTAAAGATAACTAAAATTTTTGGTCCACCTGGTACAGGTAAGACCTACCGATTACTTCAAAGGGTGAGAGCATATGTTCGAACTGGTACTCCATATCACCAGATAGGATATTTTGCTTTCACCAAAAAAGCCTCTGGAGTAGCGCGTGATAGGGTGGGAGTTTCGGAAAAACAAGTTCCCTACTTCCAAACTATCCATGCGTTTTGTTTTCATCTCCTGAATATGAACGAGGAACAAATTATGCAACCCTATAATTATGAAGAGATAGGAAAAAAATTAGGCATACGTGTAAATTTTTCTGATAAATATAATGAAGAGCAGACGCATTATTTAACTTGTAACAATCCATATTTTCAGATGATAGGTAAAGCTATTAACCTGGACATAGATATAAAAGAATTATTCAACAAGAACGAACATGACAGAAAAGTTATTACCTGGGGTCCATTAAAAAATATTTCTAGATATTTAAAAGATTATAAAAAAATAAATGAACTTATGGATTTTAACGATTTAATTAAAACTTTAATTGAAAAACAAGACAAGATACCAAAACTAAAAGCTATATTTATAGATGAAGCACAAGACCTATCTCCACTACAATGGAAATTAGTTGATATATTAAAAACTAAAACTGAACATTTATATTTAGCTGGCGATGATGACCAAGCTATTTATGCCTGGGCTGGAGCTGATGTAAATAGATTTATTACAGAACCTGGTAGAGAAATTATTTTAAAACACTCAAGAAGAATATCAAAAGCTGTACAGCAGCAATCAGAAATACCCATTAGTCGTATAGCAGGCATCAGGAAACATAAAAAATATTTACCAAGACCAGTAGAAGGATTAGCTCAACACATAAATAATCTAGGTCAGGTCAACTTACATGAAGGTAACTGGTTAATTTTATCTAGGACTAAAAGTAATTTACTTTCAATTATGGAAGAACTTAGACGTAAGAATTTATACTATCAAAGTAATAAGGGTAAAAGTTTCACAGTTGGAATCTATAACGCTGCAGTAGCTTATACTAAATGGAAAATAGAAGAGTCGTTAGAAGAAGCAGAAATAAATGACATCAGAGATTACATACCTCACGCAAAATTTTGGAATAAAGATAAAGAATGGTATGAAGTATTTACTGCAGCGCCACACAAAGAAGTTTTATATATTAGAAATATGTTGGCAGCAGGTGAAAAATTAAATGGTAAAGCTAGGATATTTGTTTCTACAATTCATGCAGCAAAAGGTGGTGAAGAAGATAATGTAATTTTATCTTTGCATCAAAGCGGTAAAGTTCAGAAAGGAATTAAACAAAGTGTTGACAAACAAGACGAGGAGCATAGAGTGTGGTATGTGGGCATTTCAAGAGCAAGAAATAATCTATATAAATTAAAAGCTAAAAAAGTAATAAAGGAATATAAACTATGACAGATAAAGATATATTTAAAGAATCGTTTCCGCAATATACCCAGGTAGGCGGGAATCACTACACTAAGTTTCCAATACAACCTTATGAATTTATTTCAAAAAATGATCTTTCATTTTTTCAGGGGAACGTTGTGAAGTACGTTTGTAGATATCAAAGAAAAGGAGGTATCGAAGATCTTAAAAAGATAGTACATTATTGTCAATTAGAAATGTTGAAATTGAAAGATGGAAGAAAAAATAAGTAACAATAGAATATTAACTATTCATGCTGAATGGTTACGAAATAATGGATTTATAAAACAAGCTGATGAGTGTCTTAACCAAGCAAAACTATATACTGATGAGCGTCAAGTAAACGGAAGGAAAAAATATGAAGCTACCAACTTACATGCAAGCTCAAACAGAATGGGTAATGCATACAGAATACCCAGACTTAAGAGAGCATGAAGAAATAGCTATCGACCTTGAAACAAAAGATACAGGTTTAAAATCATTAGGGTCAGGTGCAGTTGTAGGACGTGGAGAAGTTGTTGGGATAGCTGTAGCTGTTGAACATGGTAGTTGGTATTTTCCTATAGCTCACGCAGAGGGTCCAAACTCTAATCGAGAAAAAACTTTAGAATGGTTTAAAGATATTTTAAATTGTCCAGCTACAAAAATATTTCATAATGCTATGTATGACGTATGTTGGATAAGAAAATTAGGCTTAAATATCAATGGTTTAGTGGTAGATACGATGGTTGCATGTTCACTCCTAGATGAAAATAGATTTTCATACACACTCAATACTTTGTCATGGCATTTTTTAAACAAAGGTAAAAATGAAAAGTCACTTACTGAAGCTGCAAAGCAAAGAGGGTTAGATGCAAAAGCTGACATGTGGCAGTTACCTGCAAGTGAAGTTGGAGCTTACGCTGAAAAAGATGCAGAGTTAACTTTTGATCTTTGGCAGCATGTAAAAAAATTAATTGTTGAAGAGGATATACAAGATATTTTTAATCTTGAGACAGATCTTTTTCCTTGTTTGGTTGATATGCGTTTCCTAGGGGTGCGGGTAGACGTTGAAGCAGCGAATCAATTAAAAAAAGAATTGACCACCAAAGAAGAATTGCTACTACACCAAGTGAAAAAAGAAACAGGAGTAGACACTCAGATATGGGCCGCAAGATCGATTGCACAAGTTTTTGAAAAGTTAAACTTGCCTTATGATAAAACTGAGAAAACATCGTCGCCTTCATTTACAAAAAATTTCCTTTCTAATCATCCACATCCTACAGTGCAATTAATAGCACAGGCTAGAAAAATAAACAAGGTCAATACAACTTTTATAGATACGATATTAAAACATGAACATTGTGGTAGAATACACGCAGAGATAAATCAAATTAGATCTGATGATGGTGGTACAGTGACCGGAAGATTTTCATATCAAAATCCAAACCTACAACAAATTCCTGCAAGAGATCCAGATACAGGTCCACTAATTAGAAGTTTGTTTATACCTGAGGAAGGTAAGAAGTGGGGTTGTTTTGATTACTCGCAACAGGAACCAAGACTTGTTGCACACTATGCATTAAGATTTGGTTTATCTTCTGTAAATCAAATTGCAGATTCTTATGACTCAAATCCTAAAACAGATTTTCACCGTATCGTAGCAGACATGGCAGAGATACCACGTAGTCAAGCTAAAGTAATTAATCTAGGACTGTTTTATGGAATGGGTAAAGCAAAGCTACAGGCAGAGTTAGGTGTATCAAAAGACAAAGCTTCTGCGTTGTCAGAAAGATATCATACTCGTGTACCATTTGTAAAACAGTTGATGAATAAATTAATGAACGCTGCATCTAGCAAAGGTAAAATAAAAACTTTACTTGGTAGAAGATGTAGGTTTCCAAAATATGAACCTGTCTTACGTGGTGATGACTGGGGTAAATATGTACCTGCAGAAGATCATGAAAGAATGTTAGAGTTACAACAAATGGGACCAACACTCCTAGACGAAAATGGTAATGATACAGGTAAGAAAAACTATTGGCATAACAATGCTGCCAGAAGAGCATTTACATACAAAGCATTAAATAAATTAATTCAAGGTAGTGCTGCCGACATGACAAAAAAAGCCATGTTAGATTTATGGAAAGAGGGCATCACACCACATATACAAGTACATGATGAACTTGATATATCTGTTAAAGATGATGAGGAGGCTGCAAAAATAAAAGACATAATGGAAAATGCAGTTGACTTAAAGATACCTAATAAGGTAGATTATGAATCGGGCCCGAATTGGGGCTCAATAAAATGATTGACTATGGCTTACTTAAATGCAAACATACCAGTAACTT